CATCAACTTTGATCCTGCTTATGGTGCTATTGAGTTTCTGTCCTCAGACAGTTCTGACAACGGTAAGCAGATCACGATTGTTGGCGAGCTATACGGGCAGGAACTGACGATGCAGAAGGAGACGGTGACACTAGCGAGTTCAGTCACCACCACCAACACCTGGTCAGCAGTTCACTCGATAAGTAAGGAGACAACAGCAGGATATGTCCAGGTGCGTAGTGCGTCAGACAGCAGCAAGTACTTCTTCTGGCCCGAGTGGGAAAACGTCAGCAAGTTTCAGCGAGTTAAGTTCTTCGACAAGCCAAACTACTCAGCGGATGCCCCGGTCAATCTGTACGTCATCGGCAAAAAGAAAATTCAGCCGATGGTGGGTGATTACGATTCGGCAATGATCAGCGGCATCGACAACGTGCTTATTCATTTCGCAACAGGAGACATGCTGAAACGCAGCAGGCAGTTTGGCAAAGCGCAGCTAGAGATACAGCAGGCCAACTCGCTGATGCAGGTGGTGCGGGATCAGGAGAATAACCAGTCAGCCAAGGAGACTAGGTTGATACCTGACGCATACGGCATGGGCTATTCTCGCGATGACTTTGGATTTTAGTGTATGCCAGTCTACTACAATGACGGACTTGACGATGCGGTGGTCTATGATCGCCAGGCAAGTTTCGTTGGTGGCCAGATCAGCAACTTCCGCGAGAACCTCCTAAACGAGTCCCAGGCTGAACTGCTGAAAGACTTGGACGCACCTAAGAACGGTGTGCTGAAGAGCAGGCGAGGATTCCACAGGTTCGCTGATCTACTTGGCAGCACCTCCTCCAGCACAAACGTCCAAGGCATAGCTTATTTTGACACTGACGCGAAGGAGGCGTTGGTTGCTTTTGTAGACGCAAAGATTTTTGCCATAAACAGCAGTGGAGCAATTTCCACGACTGGGTTGGCCGGAACAAAAGTCAACCACGCTTCAAACAGAGTCTACACTGCTCAGGTTGCCAATAAACTTTACTACACAAACCACAGCGGCAACAACAAGATAGGGCAGGTAACTTGGGATAGTTCTGGCTCAACTTATGTTGTCAAAGAGGCAGGTGGAACAAGTCCGACAAACACCAAGTACCTGATCAATAACAATCACAGGCTTTTTGTCTACCAGCCCAGCGATGACCAAATCTATGTCTCCGACTTTCTGCCAAACGTAGCAGTAACAGGCACTACAGATATATTTAACACGGGCACTAACGTGCCGTTTAAGGTTGGACTGGGTGACCCGGTTACCGGCATGGCTAGTTGGGTAGGTTTCAACATCGTCATCTTCTGCAAAAACAGTTGCTACGTTGTTGATACCGCGCCTAAGTCAATTTCTGCTACTCTCACCGCAGACTTCACAATCAGAACAATCTCAGCCTCCACAGGTTGTGTGGCTCACGGTTCGATAGCCCAGGTAGGTGAAGACTTGTTCTTCTTATCGCGCACAGGAGTCAGGTCAATCAGACGCACGATGGAGGAGAACATGGTGGCGAGTGACGTTGGAGTCATCAGCTACCCGATCCAAGATGTCATCGATGAGATCAACTGGGCAGCAGTCGAGAATGCCACATCAATCTTCTGGAACAACCGCTACCTGCTATCGGTGCCAACCGGCACCAGCACAGTCAACAACACCACACTCTGCTACAACACTAACACGCAGAGTTGGACAGGTGTTTGGCAAGGCACTGTGGAGGAAGCAAGCGGCACCCCGACAAGTACGATAAATCCGTATCAGTTTGTGGTGACACAGTTCAGCGGAGGCAAGCCCTACCTCATTAGCCTGGACAAAGTAGGCAACCCGCTACAGTTCCGCGATTTTATCGAGGACATCAACCTGGTGGACACAGACTTCCAAGACAAGACCACCACAACATTCGTTGACACCGGGTGGCAGGCAGTCACCCGCGCATTTACTTTTAACGAGCAGGTCACCACGAAGGATGGTGAGTTTGCCGAGTTTGAGTTTGACCGCAGCAACGCTGTGATCGACATCGGAGTCATTCTTGATGGAGCAGAGCAGACCGACAACCTGGCAGATGAGCTTGATACTGGCACAGGAGAACTGAGGCTAAGTTTCACACTGCCGTCTACGCTTGGCAGCGGGAAGCTGAACAGATTTAGGTACTCGATGACACAGTACCCAGAGTTCCGCGAGTTGCAGTTTAAGTTTCAGCAAAGCGGCACAGCAGGAGCAGACAGTAAGTACTTGGCACTGCGCTCAGTCCACGCAGGAGGCTTTTTAAATAGTGTGGGGGTGGAATCATGAAGCTGAAGTCGCCAAGTCCCTCACCGGAAGTTTTGCAGCAGGTGTTTGGTGCAGCATCGCTAGGTGACAACGATGCGTATGACTACATGCGTCTTTGGATCAAGGCCACCAGGTTGATAGATGACCTGTTTGACGAGATTGGTGACTGGGCTGAGGAGAAGACCTACCAACTCGCACAGACGCTTCTGGTTGACCTGCCTGCTAACAAATTTTTTCACGCACATTCTTCTGCGTTATTGCCTCACCACCTCACCGTGCTGAACGCATGGCGAGACAGCAATGAGTGGAAGAAGTCCGAGGAGAAACCTAAGCAACTACATGCACATGTCATATGCGAGCAAACGGCAGATATCTTCATCTTGGTGAGTTATCTGACTGGAGGATACGAGAACATGAGAAACAACAGTTTGAAGATACGAGAACTATTCTTGAAGGAGGAATTTTAGATGGGCGGTTGGTTCGATTCTGGAGACGCACCTGATCCACCAAATGTAGCAGGTGCCAACGAGGCAGGAGTCTGGGCTGACGCTAAGACTTTAGGCATCAGGAAGCTGATTGCTAACGCAGCAAAGTTTGGCAAGAAGATCGATCTTGTGGTTCCGAGCTTTGATGCCTCGGGCAACAAGACGGGAGAGGAGAAGGTGACTTATGACTTCTCTGGTTTCAGTGACGCAGATTCCACCCGAGCAGACCTGGAGTTTGCCAGGGAGTCAGCAGACAAGATGGCTGCCACGATGCTTGATGTTCAGAAGAAGTATGGAAAAGAGTTTATTCAGCAACGCATGGAGGAACTGAAGGCAGCCGATCCGACAGGCTACGAGGTTAGGCAGATGCTGGGTGAGGCAGCCAAAGAAGATTTAGCACTAGGATCGCAACTCTCACCGGAGATGAGGAACCAGGTTGAGCAGCAGGAGAGGGCAGCACAGGCAGCCCGAGGTAACATCTACGGATCGGCACCTGCTGCCGCTGAGGCTATGGCAGTCGGAGACGCAGGATTCCGCATGAGGCAACAACGCCTGGCGAATGCTGCATCGTTCCTGAGCGGCACAACTCCGGTCAGTCAGTTTGGCCAGATCAGCGGAGCGCAGGGAGGAGCATCACCGTTCAACCCGGTAGGCATTCAGTCAGGATTAACGCTGAACCCCAACGCAGGTGCCCAGGGTCAGCAGTTCGCGATGAACACCTACAACCAGCAGATGAACTATGCGGCACAGCAGCAACCGATAGGTATGCAGTTGTTAGGCATGGCAGCAGGCATTGGTGGCCAAGCGGTAGGAGGGCATTTCGCCGGGAAAGCTATGAATCCGAATCCAACTTGCCACGTTGCCAGAGAAGTATTTGGTAGCGACAATCCAGAGTGGGTGATGTTCTTCGAGTGGAAAGAACTGAAAGCACCTGCCTGGTTCCGCAAGTTGTACAATCGCTACAGTGAGGTTGTGGCTGAGTTTATCAGCAACAAGCCAAAGCTGAAGAACGTCATCCGTAGCTGGATGAGGAGAAAAATAGCATGAGCGCAGGATCAGCATTTGCGAGTGGACTAAGAGCAGGGCAAGCCATCTACGACAGTGCCGTCAGGAACGCGATGGCGCGGAAGCGTTTGGACATGGCGCGGACAGAGTTCAAGTACCAGCAGGAGAGAAGGAAGCAACTGGTCGAGGACGAGGTTTCTGCCACAAATGCGTTTGGTAAGTTGGTGGACTATCTTGGTGCAGGAGAGTTGGACTTTAAGCAACCACAGGACAGAGAGACCTACCTGAACATACTTGCAACGGTTGAGCCTGAGATCAGCAGAGACCCGGCTACGTTCAAGAGATATGAAGCTTTCAAGAAGACGTTCGAGGAGAAGGAGAGTCTGCCGATATTCCGCGATCAGCAACGGAAGATAGCCAACATCGGTTCC